TTTAAAAAAAAAATTCATTAACTACATTACTAATTAATATTAATTCACAACTTATTCAAATTAATCCCTTATTTACAGCATGGACTTATATTTTCATCTCATTAACTAACTACATTAACTTACTCAATTCTTTAGACAACTACACTCATAAGGCAACGGAAAATAGATAATAAGCCAGCAAAACGGAACGAGGAACACCGTAAACAGCGTAAAGCTATAGGAGTATGGGTTTTAAATTATCGTTGCTTAAATTCAAGTTAATATTTTCACTAATACGTTATGCAAGTGTTATGCCATGAGAAGTGTAACACCGTTTCTAAAACACTATTTCCAGTCAAATCGTCTGTTAATGCAATAAGTGTTTATTTATGGCATGATTATTTCCCAGCATAATATTAAAAAAATATAACAATAGTTGCCTGAATAAAACAAACGAGGGTGGCACAGGTCTTGCCTATGAGATGACGTTTCATTGAGTAAAACAAGGTTCAATTATTATAACGCTGTTTGGTAAATGTGGCACACTAACCCCACGAAATCATTACTCAATTTTCTAACTAACGTAAAATAACATATAATCTACTCGCTTTAATCACTAATAATTGACAGAAACAGCTCAATCGTCAAGAGAAAGCCCGATTGTTAATGGAAAGCGGAAAATTTCATATTATGCAATTCAAAGTTAGTGAAATTTTTCATTAAGTTGAGCTCTTTTTCAGGATGGTAAATTATCATGGAATTTATGCTGGCAAATTAATAGCTAGGTAGTCATAATAGTTGATACTTTAATAAGGAGGAAGAAATGATTAAAATGGATTTGAAACAAGCTGTTAAGCCAAAAATTGTGAAGATTAAACATCCAAAGCCAACAAAATGTCAAGTAGGAGTAGCAATTGATGGTAAGAACGAAAATAAAAGAGGGTGATTTACCTGCTGAGTTTTTAACTCATGAAGAGTTGGAAAAGCGTACTGTAAGTGTAGCGAACACTTTGATTGCGGAAGATTGTTCGCATGAAGCAATTGGGCAAAAGACTGGGGCTGTCAATCTCCAAGTTCCACCAGAAGAAGATGCTGAAATTGCAGCATTATTGGCAAAAACAAAGAGGAAAAAAAGGCGAAAACCAGAGGTTGAGAAATTATACCATGGGATGGCAAAGCAAGATGCAAAGCATATCGGGCGGTATGATGGAACAAAAGGGTATTGGAAGTATCGTTACAACAAAGCGATGACTCCAAGGATGAAAGTCCTCAGTGGACTATTGAGTTTTGGCATGAGTCAGAAAGAAATTTTAGCTATACAAAAAATCAAAGCAACAGCGCATAATACTACTCATACTTGTATGGCAGCTAAGGATGAGCAAATAGTGGCACGGGTAGAAGATAACATTGATAAGATGGTTGAGCAAGCTAAGACTATCATTCAAGAATCTTCTGTTAAAGCAGCTAAAAATTTTCAGACAGCAGTGAATGATGGGGATCTTAAGGCTTCAGGTAAAGTGTTGGAATTTTGTGGAGCTTTTCACAAGCAATCAGATGTTAACATCAACATGACTTTCGGTAACTGGCTTAAAACTACTCAGGGAGACAGAGCACTAGATGAGATTGATATAACTCCGTCTGTGAGCGCAGCGAACGATTAGTCTACGGACGAATGCTATAGGTAAATGTACTCTGGGCTAAATGAGAATATTGCTAGACCTGTTTACTCGATAGACAAGTACAGAAGGGCGAAAGAATGTCAGATGCATACGATTATCAAAAAAGATATCAACGTGACTACGGACTTTGGTGTAAGGAGATCATAGGAGTCCCGCCTACGCATTATCAAATAGAGGCGGCTGACAATCTCCTGAAACATAAATTCGTAAGTATTAAGTCTGGAACAACTACTGGAAAGACTATGCTCGATGCTACAGCAGGGTTATGGTTTTTTACTACAAATCCAGAATCCAAGGTAGTTATGACTGCACCTACTGGACACCAACTTGAAGATTTATTGATGTCTGAAATTAGAACATGGAAAAATCGTATCAAATTTGAAATGTTAAAAGATAGTATCCGCATATTGAATGATAAAATTTACATAGATGGATGCCGTGAATGGTACATGGCGCCACGTACCATACCAAAGGACGCAAAAGACAAGTTGGGTGATGTACTAGCCGGTTTTCATGCACCTCAATTGCTATTCATAGTTGATGAAGGTAGTGGAGTACCAACGCCCGTATTTGCAGGTATTGAAGGCTCTATGATACAGAAGAATGTCTATTCACTTTTGACTGGAAATCCTACCCGACCTTCTGGCTATTTCTATGATACTCACAACAAGAATAAAGCACAATGGTGTACAATGACATTCTCTTCACAAGAATCACCTTTTGTAGACCAAGACCATATACAGAGATTGATAGACCTTCACGGAATTGAAAGTGATTTTGTACGGACAAAAATACTGGGGGAATTTCCCAAGGGCGGAAGTCGTTCTCTAGTAGATGTAGATACTTTGTATGAGAGATTTGATGCACATAGTAAATTCGACTTGGCAGAAGCTAAAGCAATCAGGCCTTTAATTGCAGGTCTTGACCCGGCGGCTGGTAAGCGTGATTATGCTGTACTTACATTTCGTGCTGGAGCTTACGTCTTTCCTCCTATTCGTCTGTATATTCGTGATACAGTAGATATGATGAATCAAGTGCATAAATTGATGCTTAAGTGGAAGGCTTCAGAACTTTATATAGATTATCTTGGCCTGGGCATTCCAATCTACCATGTTATGAGGAAAAAATCTGGCTATCGTACTTATGCTATGATAGCTAATGCTAGGGCAAATGATCCAGATGGCTTTATGAATGTTCGTGGTGAACTATACTATCAACTTAGTGGTGGTATGGAAGAACTCTTACTCCCCCATCATGATCGCTATATTCAGGAACTTCCTGAGATAACATTTATAGAAGATGGTAAAGACCGTATGGGGGTTGAAAAGAAAGCAATTATCAAAAGTCGTCTTGGTTTTTCTCCAGATTATAGTGATAGTCTAATGACTTCTACTATGCGGCATTTTAACCTTGGGCAAATTGGGCTTGGCAATACTACACAGCCTAAGCATTTCATCATAATGAATAATAATCTTCAATATGAAAGTAATTTTCAACGTATTTAAACACAAAATTAAGGTCAGTTATAAACAATTAATTCCAATATACTATTGATAATTTAACTAAGAGGATTTAATGTCTAAATATCCTTATAAATATGCCATAGGTTCTGGCGGCCCAACTCAATTTATGGGTACGATAGATGAAGAAGCTGAGTCCAAACTTAGGGGCACTAAAAAGTATGTTGAATTTAAGAAAATGTCAGATACTGATAGTGTGTGTGGCGGTATTTTGCTGGCAATTTCTGGTATTTTACAGAACATCACTTGGAAAGTAGATGATGATCCTAAAGGGATTCTTCAAGAATCAATAGATAATGTCGGCTGGTATGATATGGTGACAGATATTGTATCTTACTTAGTATATGGTTTTTCTATTTTTGAAGGTACGCTTCAACAGAATAAGCGCAAGCAATATGTATGGAAATCTCTTGAAGGTCGTCCTCAGACTACCATTAAGAAGTGGATATTTGATCGTCGTAATAGAGCAATAGGTTTTATCCAAAGACGACCTTCTGATAAGAAAGAAGTTGAAATATCGCTCAATCGTTGTCTCCATTTTAGAACTTCTTCATTTAAGAATAATCCAGAAGGTAAGTCGTTAATGCGTAATGCTTATCGGGATTGGTATTATCGTACAAATATTGAGCGTATAGAATCTATTGGAATTGAGCGGGATTTAACAGGGCTTCCAGTACTTACACCCAGTGAAGATGCTGATCTTACAAATGATGAAGGTGTTATCAATGATACTGGAACTTGGGCATGGCAAGTTGTCCAACGTATTAAGCGGAATGAGCAAGAAGGCATTGTTCTTCCGTTTGGTTGGGAGTTTGAACTTCTTGGTTCACCTGGACAACGTCAATTCGATCTCAACCAAGTTATTCAACGCTATGATGCTCGTATTGCCTTGTCAATGTTATCTCAATTTCTCATTCTTGGAATAGCGTCCTCCAGTGGTAGTTTTGCTCTTTCGCAAGAACAATCACAGTTATTTTACAAAGCTGTAGAAGGATTTGCAACAAATATAGCGCATACAGTTAATACACAGTTTATTGGTGCATCAGGGTTGGCTACTCTGAACGGTTTGAGTGTTGTACCTAAGTTAGTACCTATTGGAGCTAATCGTCCTGATTTGGGTGAGATTGCTTCATTTTTAGGCCGATTGCTTAAATTCAATGTTATTCAACCAGATGATCGTCTCGAACAAGAATTGCGGCGCATGGCCTTCCTCCCGGAAAAGGATGCCAATTCTAGCCGTTCTTTGGAGCCTGGAGGGACTTCGCCCACCCCTTCAGGGTCTAAGGAAGAACAAAAGCCAGAAGAAAGTAAAGAATCATGAGCGTAGCGAACAAACAGAAAGCAGATAATATACATAAAGTTGATAACAAAGCAGTGGATAAAATCTGTGCACATTGTGGTCACACATTAGTCATTCGGGAACGGCCAGATACAATACATTTTGGTGAATATTGGTGTCAAAATTGCTTTCGCCATAATGGGTGGGTGAAGAAAGAACAAAATAAAAGTAAGAGACCACAAAATAAATATGAAGCTAAGCAACTGTCTGAATATTGTGAATTTTGTCTTAGATATAAACGACAACTTGGTGAACATGAAACATTAGAAGTTCATCATAAGTTACCGATAAAATTTGGTGGCCAAGATACTAAAGTTAATTGTATTGTGCTATGTACTTATTGTCATAAACTTTGTCACATGACACAGACTTATATTAATGAACATATAAATGGTACATTTAATATAGATAAATTAGTTTAGGGGTAAATTATGAAAGGCGATGCACTATTCAAATATATCACATCACATCCGCTGGCTATAATTCCAAGTTATCTGGAAGTGATATCAGCGGCCATTAAAGATTGGCCTGAAGGCAACTTACTTCAAGTGGAGGCTGCGGTTGCGCCAAATAATAACCAGGTTAATGCTGATGGTATCAAAGTCCTAAGCTATTCTGGTACTATTATGAAATCAAATTCTGGTCTTAATGCTCTTAGCGGCGGTATATCAACATTGCAAATGAAGAAAGATATCCAAGCTGCAATTAATGATTCTAGTGTTGATGGTATTGTGCTGTCGATTGATTCTCCTGGTGGTACAGTAGATGGTACTAAAGAACTTGCTGACTACATCATGAGTATCCGTGGCACCAAACCTATTGTAGCTTATGCAGATGGTCTTATGGCTTCTGCTGCTTATTGGATTGGGGCAAGTACAGACGCAATAGTAGCA